CAGTGCTCTAACTCACAACCAGAGTAAATAAGCATATCTCCTGGTTTTAGATCTACCTGTATGCCTTTGGGTGCACCAGGCTTATGTATGCCTTTATACTCATCTATGACGTTGTCAGAGCCTGTAGGGTCTATAAATATAGGCCAACTATCTCCACCTAGGTTTAGTGTGGTAGATATTTCGCAGCTAGGTCTATCTTTGTGTCTTCTTAAGATATTTCCTGTTCTATACAGTCTACAATAAGAATAAGTAGGTACTAGTTTAAGTCCCGTCTTCTTCTGCATTATAGCTATAGTTTTGACTAACAATGTTTCCATTAATCTATCACTATATTTAGCATAAGAGTTTGGAACTTGTGAGTCGTTAAAATTACCTATAAGTTTGTTACCGGCGTGAGTCACACCATTGTTTAACATCCAATGATCTGCTTCTGCTGATATTTGTAAATATCTATAAGCTATGTCTGCTACCTCTTTAGATATGGCTCCTTTGATAACCTGATATTTATTTTTCTTAAAACTCATATTTGTATAAAATTATAAGATACAGATATTCTCCAGTTCTTATCACCTTTGTCTGTATTTAAATTTATATCAACACCGTGGGGAAGCCAAGATGGAAAAAAGATCATACGCCCTTCCATAGGTTCGTAAGCACATACTCTCCATAAAGCTTCAGGAAGATTATCCACTCTTCTAGGCATATGTGTATTGGGTCCTGGTCTAGGATCTTCTAAAAATAATTTGCCTGAGTTCTTCGGTACTTTAATATAGTAAACACCTGACCACATTGAGTTAGGATGTGTATGTGTTTTATTATAAGAATATGTCGGATTGATATTAGCCCACATATTACCAAGACCTAGTTTACCTTCAACGCCAAAATCTTTATTACACTCGTAAGCCATTTTAAATAATTCATCAATAAGGGGTTTGTATTCTTTTCTCTTATCCATGTCGGTTTTACTGTGCCAGCCAAAACCAGAGTTTGTTTTCTTTTCTCCTTCAGGATCTGCTTTGCGCCACTTTTTTATTTCTTTAAATAAATACTTATTAAGTTCTTTAGCGTTAGGTATGTCTTTAAAATAAACAGCGGTTGGAAATAATATCTTTCTTTGAAGTTTACTCATTTGAGTGGGGGTCCTCCAAACCACATCACTAAAGATTTTCTTACACCTTTTTTAACAGGTGCAACTTTGTGTCTTAAGAATGATGCAAAGAATATAGCTTGTCCTTGTTTTAAATCTAATGGTTTTTGATTATTACCCATGTCTGAAAACATAAGCTCACCGCCGGTAAACTCTGATGGATCTGATAACAAACAGGTCATAGATATTTTTCTAACGGGGTGTTGTCCTTGTGCTCCAAAAGCATTTAAATCCATATGCCAATCATAAAAACCTTTTTTAGGATACACGGTAAACTGTGCTGGTTCTGTAAGTTGCACACCTTCAAAACCAAAGTGATTTAAGTTTACGATAGATAATTGATTCTCAATAACCTTGTACATCTGTGGTAATTTATCAAAAGGTATCCAAGAGATTGTTGTCACTCGCTTCTTCGTATCATATTTACCTTCTGCTCCACCACCTACTTTAGCTTGTTCAGGCGCACACTGGTGACCAGCATCTATAATCATTTTACATTGTTCAGGTGTAAATATTGGATCTGTTGTTTGGGCAATATAAGATGTCCACCTTGGCATTTTTGGTATCATTCCATTTGCCCCGATCCAGTTCTTGAAGATACCGGATTGTAATCAACATCGACATTACAAACTAATGTTCTTCTTGTTTCTTTTGTTCCGTTAAATGGATATACGCAGTGTCTCATGTCATAAGGGAAAACATAAAAGTCTCCTATTTTCATTTCTGGTGAATAATCTGTCTTAGAAAATTGACCATTAGCTGACCCTATAATTTGAAGTCTACCATTCATAGGTTTTGATTCTGCTGAATATTCTACACCTGTATCTTTTGGTAGCTTTAAACACATTACAGAAGATAGTCCTGTATAAAGTTTGCCTTGGTGTATGTGTACAGGGTTATATTCGTGTGCTTTCATTTCATTAACCCAAATAGAATTTATGGATTTGTTTGTTGGACCTATCTTGTTCCAATCTGTATAGTGATCAAAAATACTATGAAACCATTTTAATATATCTTGTGGTAGAAAATTATGCTGATGCATCTTATCGTTGTTAGGGCCTGAATAAAATAAAGATACTTCGTCTTGTATTTTACCTACCAACTGTTTGTTAGCTTTTGGTAATTGTTTCTTTTGTCTTTCGTAGATTTCATTAAGACCTACAAATATTTCCAGGGGGACCTGGTATTTTAAG